TCACGACTACTCAGGAGCTTCGCCTGATGCTTACTTCCGAATCAGCGAACAAAAGTATGGTGGCGAAGTGAAATGCCCGTATAACTCAACCGTTCACCTTCGCAGACTTCGGGCACTGGACACCGCGCAGGACTTAAAGGACAACGAACCCGACTACTATTGGCAAATTCAAGCCAATATCTTCTTCAATAAGATTCCTGTGTGGTATTTTGGAAGTTATGATCCTCGCTTTCCTGCCGACAAAAGGCTGAAGGTGGTTGAAGTATTCGCTGTGCCGGAGGACATTGAACAGATGCTCATCAAACTTGACAAGGCCGTGAAGCTGCGCGACGAGATAGTGCAGTATATTTTGAACAAGTAATATAATAACATGAACACAAACCAAAAACTCAGCGCAATCCTCAGAACGGTTGCTGTAAAACACACCGTTTCGGTGGAGGATATTATTTCCATGACACGAAAACGAGATATAGCCTATGCACGTCACGTCTACTGTTACATCGCAGTCAAACTGTTGAACGAAGAAAAGGGCGGTGCTACATTCGTTTCACTTCAAAGTATTGGCAAGTTCATCAATCGTGACCATGCAACAGTCATGCACAGCGCACGACACGCTGCTGCCGATCTGATAGCAACGGATAAGAAGTTTGCCACAACTGTGAGTGAATGTTTGTCGATCTGCGCAAGTGCTACACACGAAACAACGATCAGTTATCTCGATCATGAAATTGCAATACTGAATGAACAGATCAAGATTTTGCAGGAAGAACGCCAAGCTTTGTTACACATAAAAACGCCCGAACCATGCCTGTAAAAAAAGTGAAGATTAACAAATTCGGAAGGGTTGCCGCAGAATGGAAGAAAGGTCTGTGTGTAGTGAAATGTTCCGATGACACTCGTTCGATGGGTGGTTGCTCGTGTGCAAATATCTTTACTGAAAAGACGCGGGATATAAGTGGGCAGATGCCTTACTTGAATGAGAAAGTTGAACCTCAATATTGATGCGATGTTAGACTATAAAGTTGAAAACAATATTGTTGAATTTACAGGTACATTTCCATATTGGAAGCACGTCAGTAAATCGGTTGTTGTCGATGGTGTTACTTACACTAACAGCCGATATGAAGATGCTGAGATGAATGTTATAGACATGGATGAATTCCACTTTGATGTTGATAGATATGATTTGCCATTTCTTAATTATTACATGGGAATTAAGGATTCATCACAATTTTCAAAAGGACTTGTAGAACACTATTATAGATCACAATCTACAAATGGCTACGTTAACGGATGGATGTTTCTTTTTGATAAAGGCTTAATTGAAAAAAGAGTTTTAGCCATGTCAACAATTAGGCGTGGTGAATACCGAAGATTAACAAGGCAATCTACTAATGTTCCGATTGTTATACATTCCTACGGATTCAACAATGATTTGATTATTGAGATTTCCTTAAAAACATTTTTTTCAATAAAAGACAAGACCTTAATAAACAATTTTGAGTACTTGCATCAAATGTTTTTACAAAGGTTTAGAATTGATATTAATCATGATATTACGGTAAACAAAGCATTGAAAATAATAAACACCATAATCAACGAAAAACAATGAAACCCATTAACAACAAATCACTTCTTCATTTCATCTTCGACCAGATGGAGAAACTTGACAAAGGAGAATGCACGGTTGAACAAGCGAAGGCACAAGCCAACCTCGCCAAGCAAGCAAACAACTCGCTGAAGTATGAGATCGAACGATCCAAACTACTGATGGAACTTGAAACGCACCGAAAGGAAACGGGAGAATCAATAGAATTCCGAAACGCTGAAGGAAAGAATTTTGACTAATGTCAACAACCATCTAACAACTGCCTAACCTAACTTCAGTCTTTTGGATTACGTTTGTATCGCTGACCCAATGAAAAAATTACAAAACACCCCTGCCGCATTGCCATTCTCCCTTTCGGGACTGGGTCAGCCTTTGCGCGCGGGGGTTTATCTTTTGATCTGATGGCAAAAGACCCCGCATTCCTGTTTTACTCATCCGATTTTCTGACCGGAACCATGTTCATGACCAATGAGCAGGTCGGGTTGTATATACGGATGCTATGCGCCCAACATCAACACGGTGGCCGAATCGATACGAACGTATTACGAACGCAATGCGATGGTATTACGAACGGCATACAAGTTTACAACAAATTCGAGCATGACGCCGCCGGAAGTTTTAATCCGCGACTTGAAAAAGAGATGGGATTGAGGAAGGAAAAAAGCCTGAAAGCCGCAGAATCAGTGAAGAAACGATGGAAAAAACACAATTCAGATAATACATACGATCGTAATACGAACGTATTACGTTCTGAAAGTGTAAATGAAAATGAAAATGTAATTGAAAATAAAGATGAAGTTGTAATTGAAAAAAAGTCGCGCGAAAGATTTTCAAAACCTTCACCTCAGGAAATTCATGCGTACATGACCGAGAAAAATTCATTGGCCGGTAACGTATGGGATAAGACCATGATCGACACTGAATCTAAAAAATACTTCAACTACTATGAGGCTAACGGTTGGCGGGTTGGAAAGAACCCGATGAAAGACTGGCAAGCAGCCTGCCGAAATTGGATGAACAATGCAAATCAATATCAAACTAAAACAGATGGAAAACAACGTGCCCAACAACAGATCGACGCCTACTTTGAGGAATGCAAACAGATTGTCATTGCCTCCGGCGCAGCAGCGAATAGCGGAAATCATTCAGGATAAGTCAACACCGAACCTGATAACTATTGCCAATCACCAGGGGATTGACAGCTTACTTGCTGCGGTAAAACTTCTTGTGATGAAAACCGCGCAGGGCGTTATGCTGACAAGTCCAATGACTACTGAGATGGTAAACATCGCAGCTGAAATTATCGTCGAAAAGTATTACTACCTCAAACTTGATGAACTCAGTGTTGCGTTCAAAAATGGTTTGTCGGGTAATTACGGAACGATTTACAACCGGCTTGATGTAACCGTTTTTTGTGACTGGTTGAACAAATACGATCAGGAACGAATGAAGGTTTCAGAACGGCTTCGTCGTCAGGAATCTGAAATCAACAACATCTACGAAGTATTTCAATCCGATATCATGCGAGATGCACTTCGCACAGTTGTTGAGAAGCTGCCGAAGGTTGAGGATAAGCCGGAGCCGGTGCGAAGTAAGCCGTCAGAATTTGAGCAGATGGTGATGGATGAGTGGGATCAAATCGAATATGAAAAAGGAACTCGCCTTAAACATTGTTTTGAGGTTTTGATGGACTTTGATGATTACAGGAAGTGGAGATTGAGCGAAGAACTTGATAAACTCCAAGCAGAAGAAAATTAAACAGTAAACAATCAATATCAATAAAATGAAAAAATCAATTTTAATTATCGCCATCGCATTGTCGTTGGCATCATGCAACAAAGACGAGCCATGTAACTGCGGAACTATTACAGCTGATGGCATTGATGGCTCATGCTACTGGCTTGAAATCAGGAATGAATGTTCAGATAACAAGAAGAAGTTCTGCTTCGATTACGATGTTTGGTTTGATGGAAATCCAGGCGAATCGTTCTGTGTTAGCAATCAGCCTGAGTGGTAATGAAACACCATGAATCCAAGCTCCAAGCGCAATGCGTGAAATGGTTTCGCTACCAATACCCGAACCATGTTCTGTTCAGCGTTCCTAATGGAGGGTTAAGGTCCTACAAAACCGGAATCAGGATGAAACAGGAGGGTGCGCTTGCCGGAGTTCCTGATCTGTTTCTTGCAGAATCTACGCAGTCACACGCTGGGCTATTCATCGAAATGAAAGTAGGAACGGTCAAGCCAACAGACAAGCAAGAGAAGATGCACGAACAGCTTCGTGTCGGTGGTTATCGCGTCGAAGTATGCCGTTCATTTGATGAGTTTGTTAAACTTGTGGAGGATTATTTTCAAGATCAAAAACCCTGATTATATTCGCGTCATGTTTGGAACAAAACACTATCATACTCACTATCATTTTCCAAGTGATAATAGCGCAATTCGTAAACTCTTAAAACAAATATTCATGAATCAGACTGAACTCGCGGCCACCCTCACCGCACTTACCGAACAGACAAAGAAATCATTCGGAGAAATCAATGGCAAACTTGCAGAACTTGACGCGGCTATCGCTGCTCAGGGTAATGTTGCGCCGGAAGTACAAGCAGCACTTGACGAACTGAAGTCGGCTGTACAGTTGAATGACGATCTCATTGCTGATGCTCCGGCTGAAGAAACTCCTCAGGTGTAATCTGAGTGTGTTCATGTTAGAGAGGCGGTGTCTTATGATGCCGCTTTTTTTATGGCCTAACGATCAGAATTTGATCTAACCCCGTATTCCGGCAGTCACAGTGTACCCATGTCGGAGTATCTCGTTTATCTTCGATGACCGTTATCCATTGCCTGTTGATGAGCATCTCTTCATGCTGCATGATGATCGCGTGAACCTCTGACACGGTCATATTCGAAACGTGGAAATCAAACCCACGACCGTACTTGTGTTGTGACCATCTTGCGCCTGTTTTGGAATCGTGGCGTCTTAACCCTCGCTGCGTGAACTTGCCACCGTTCCACCAATTATTCACCACCATTGGCTTGCCGATAGTATCACGAAGGAATTGCGCCGCCATGAACACACGAATGTCGATCAGTTGAATAGCACGCTGCCCTCGTTCGTTGTAAATGTCGGGCGGTACGAACTCATCGAGAAAGAAGTTTTCCGAAACCTTAAACCGGTTCATTTGGTTATGCGATCAATGGTCTGTTGCTTCTGATGACTACCTCGTGAACTCCCAACATAATAGGCGAAGATCGAAGTGCCGATTGAAAGGACTGAGCCGAATGTCATATCTGCAAGCCGTTGGTTCTGCTCAGGAATCTTCACGAACACAAGGCAGGCGATTATTCCAACCATTAACGTCAGGCCGGTGATGACAACGGCACCCATTAACCAATCACGTTTACCGGTTGTTTTCAAGTTTTCAATTTGGCGTGTTCGTGCAGACGCCCGATCTTCATTCTCCATCCGCATTTGCTCAAGGTCTTGATTCACCCTGATCTGAACAAGTTCCATTTCCCATTCAAGTTTCTTCATCTCAAGTTCAGCAGCCAGAGCCTTCGCTGCCTCGTCTGTTTCCTTTCGTTTGTTCAGCATTTCACCCACCCGTTCAACCGCTTCGATACCGGTAACGTCGCCGATGATGTCAAGAACGTCACCCGCTACAGGTTTCACTTTGTCGCGTACGAATTCAGCAAATCCACTTTGCTTGAATCGTTCCATGAATTTAGGTTTACTCATATTATTCGTCCTTTGTAAATTCTGATATTCTGAACATGAAAATCACTGCCGTTTGTTTTGATAAATGCAAAACCATGATTCCACTTGTTGTAAGGTGAATAATCGGGTGAAAGTTCACACAAACAACCGACACTCCACGTTGTAATCATCTTGTCGTTAACGTCGCGTTCTGTGTGTTCTGATGTCTGATGGCTGTGTCCGCAAATAGATGTCGCCTTTGCCCTCATATAAAGGCCACGGGCGACGTTTACGGGGCTGAAAACAGAATTCCCGAACTCATGGCCATGAAACACGGAAAGGTTGGAAATATTCGCCTTAGTTCGCCCTGCGATGTATTGGATATTGTACTCTGATAATTTCAGAAGTGATGCTAATGTAAACGCCTCGATGTCGAGTAATTCGGGAGCCTTGATTCTCATGAATCGCCAATACCTTTCTTCGTGATTTCCTTCTTTGAAATAGATGTTTGCCTTCGGGAATTCACGCCTAAGTATCTCAAAAAACTTGTGGACTTGTGCAAGTTCTTGGCTGAACCTTCTTTTCTTGGGGTCTTTCTCAAACGATGACAACTGATAGCAGTCTATGATATCGCCATTGAGATAGATACAATCAGCATCATGATCTTTGCCGTAATTCAGCGCAGTGATAAGGCTTTCTTCGTTGTGGTAGGGGAAGTGAATGTCAGATAAAAAAAGGATTTTGCTACCTTCAACAGTTACGGGTTTTCTGTCTGTTGATCCTGATTGGGGGATATCTGAGAACGGGTTATACGGCCTTGCCTGACGCTTGAACTCTTTAAGTAATTCAGGCCTGATACGTTTACCTGCCTTTCCTTCCAATCCGCGCAGCGCACTTCTGCAACTCTCAACATTCACATACAGCGCGGGATGATCTTTGCAAATCTTTTTTGCCAACGTTAGCGTAGGAGTATCAGGGAATTTTCTCCGATACTCAACACAGACATCAATAGGTTTCATTGGTTAAGGGAGATTTGGTTCAAGTAGATGTTCTTCCTCGCATCAACCCATGCCACATACATATCACTCACGAGGGCATTTACTATCAACGGGGCCTCTTCATTTTCTCCATTGATCCACACACAACACATATTTCGGTGTTCGATACTCTCGGCTACTCGGTAGATGTACGCCGCGTTGACAAAGTGCAGTAGGAATTCGGGCTTATTGTCTCCGTGAACTAAGACTTCCATACTTACATCTTCGGAAAGAAATGTTGGTTTTTTTGTGACTGGCATATTATTAAGTTTTGTCAAAAATAAACAAAAATGTATGTCTTAAATTTCACTTCCGCACGTTCACCCGAAGATGAAATCAAGCCCTACGTCGCCTACCCTTGGGCATAATCCACCGCTGAACCTTTCCAACTGCAATTTCAGCAAGTTTCTTTCCGATTAAACCTAAGAATCCACCCGCAAATGCAAGGCAAAGCGGGATCCAAAATGTTTCAAAGGTTATCATTCCAACTATCTGAACGATCATTCCGGTGATAAATGAAAAGATTGAATCTGAATTTGAATGATGATAAGACATAACTATTTCTTCAATTTGATTTTACTTGATTTATCTTTTTTCATGAGCATCTGACGATACTGCACGAGCTTATCGACAAGGTTTTTCTTTCGTTCGAGTGTGTCTTTGTGTTGCCTCATAGGTATCTGTGCATTCTGTTAATCCAATTACGAGGTACCGCCCCGCGTGTGCCGGATGCGCTGTTTCCTGATGAGATCATGACAACGGGCATCGACTTAGTTTCAGCAAGTGCAGAACGTTGGAAGCCTGTGTTCGTGTTCAGTTCGGGGTATAGGCTCGACTTTTCACACAAGTATTCGCTCAATCGCTTTGTGTAATACTCAGCGTTGTGCCTTCCGTTGTCGATCAGTCTGTTCAGTGTCGTGTTGTCGATAGGCTGTGTGTCGTCGCTTACTCGCTGGGCGATTGTCGCGTTGTCGATCTTGTATGTAAGGTGTGGCAACACTTCAACATAGCACCACCATGCGATTGCATCAACCATGTAATGATCGCGAAGTATCAAGTAGTCACCGGTGATTGAATTATCGTTTGAATCTTCAACGATCTTGTCATACAGTGCATCACCGAGGTATGGTTTCACCCATTTATCTTGTGCGATGTATGCCGCCGCGCTCATGATATTATCATCAACGGGCGAATTGATCTGCGTTACCTTCTTAATGTAGGTAAGTGGGGCGAGTATTGTTTTATTAGGAATTGCCATAGATAGGGTTTGTTGGTAAGAATCCGTTGTTAGGCATATCGACAGGAAGCTGAGCGACTAACTTTTCATTTTTGACTACATATCCGGCAGCCTGAGCCTTGCGAACTGCGATGCCTTGAGCGTTTGGATTTTCAACGTCAATACCTGCACCCTCTGCACTCACATAAACTTCCTTTTGCCAAAAGTGGTGACAGTTTCCACCGCCTTTGTAGAACCAAATATTGTAAGTGTTCGCACCCTCAGGCCCCCATCCGGGATTCACCGCTTTGTTTTCCATCTGCAAAATATCCTCCTTACGGTAGAGTTTATCCGATGAAAGCATCTTGCGGCAGAACTCCCGTGTGTCTGTTTTCAATTCGCCACGATACCGGTAACGGGTGATGAATAACTTATCGTCAATTCTCTCATCTTGCTCCGATCTTGAGTTAGGACGTGCCGTTCCTGTTGATGTAAAGTGCAGCGACCTGAGTTTATCGGTGTGATCATCGTCATCGTCTGTCACTTCGAATGAATCTATGAGGATATAACCTGCGGGTGTAGCTTCACCCTGTTCGATGAATTTATCGAGTTCGGATTTGTTTTTATTCATCACGATTCGCATCGCTCGAAGTGCAATTTCAGCAGGGTTGACACTGCGCGGCACAACGCCCGTGAATATATCGTCAACCTGCTGCTGAGTAAGTGTCGGGAATGATGCGGTAATAATTGCTTTCGCGCTTTCAATCGGAATAATTGCCGTGGACGCTTGTATAATAATTTCAACAAGCGATGCGATTTGCGCTCCATTCAGTGCTGTTGCCGCAACATCAACACCCTCTTCCGCTTGTGCGCCCACTGCTTCACCCGGCTTCAACACGATCTCATTCGACGTAATCTTAACTTCGGGTTCACTGTTGAATTCGGTGATCTTATTAAGCGTCGTTTCGATCATTCTACGCTTTGGTTCGATCACCTGAGCGTTGAAGATATTCAAACCGACAAGCATCTCGTCTGTGTTTGAAGAAAGGCCGTTTCCACTGTCTGCAACCCCGAAGATTCGCGGAGTAGTCACACGGTGCGCAATGAATATCTGCTCGGTGCATTGGCGATATGATAGTTCAAGATACGAAGTGTTGGCTTCAGTCATCGGGAAGCTCGTTATCTCAGGTGAATTGTCCGAGCCTGGATTATTGAACGTGATGATGAACTTTCCTGTGTTCTTCGCTCCCGAAAGTTTGCCCTCCCAATCCATGATGATTTGATTCTGTTCATCAGGATCAGGAATGCCGTTTCTCATGTTGATGATGAAGGAAGGGAATAGGCCATTCAAGAATGAATTGGCATGATATAGTCCAATCTGCCGAGCCGTTTCGATGTGATTAATCGCACCCCAATAGTCAGGCTTTGGGTATTTTTCTACTCCATCGGTAGGTTCAAAACAGATGATGCACTGACGACTTTTTTCGGGTGCACCTGTGTTGAATAAGTCGATGAATCTTGGCTCAAATCCCTTCTTTTTATACTGTGACCAGTCGCGGGAATACCACACTCCATCAATCTCAAGATATTCATTAACCGACAGTCGAACATTGCAGAACGGAAGATGATTAACCTTGCTGATGTTCGTGCCGTCAATAGTATAAATGACCTCAAGATAAAACCCTCCCTGAGTAATCAGATCGTTGGAAATCTTACCGATCATTTCGGGCGTGAATGTTCCTGACTGATCACCTTTTCCGGCTACCATGTCAGCGATACTACGCACGAGCGAACCGTGAACAGGTGACGACTGCTTGATCTCCACAAGATAGTTCGGGAAATCATTGCGATCACCGTAATTCAACCAACCGGAACGATCAATCTTCTCCTTAGTTGATACCGGAGTATATACCTCGAAGTTCATTCGGGTGATTTGGTTGATTTGCTTAGGATCGGTAGTCATCTGCAATTTCTTGTGTTAATGTGACAAAGATAGTCGTGTTATCGGTCATCGTAACCATGCCACGTTCGAGTAAACCAACCACCGAAGCATTCTCGGGATCAAGGTTGGAGCTTGAGTTCTGACCATACACAACGTAATTGTATTGACCTGTTGAATGTAGGCCAACTGTTGTAAGTCTGAGCGAAGTATAACGGGCGTTATCTTCTAAGATCGTCGGAACCTGAGCAATATTTTCGCCCGATGGTTGATTCTCTGTCCGTGTAATGATGACAAGGTAGTGCGTGAATGTTTCGCTGAAGTATTGACGTGCCTCATCGAGCGTGAAGTACGCTGTTTGATTGGCTGTATTTGTTACAAGATTTATCATTTCAAAAAAAAAGGTGGGCAAATACCCACCCTTTTCACTTAATAACCATAATCTACGATCACGATACGCCTGGATATGCGGGCGATACTGTAATATCTGCGAAGTTGTCGAATGGAACCGAAGTAAAGTTTTCGAGTTTCTCTGCCGGAAGTGGTTCGTCGGCAGTCATTGTGATTTCATAACCGTTGAAGTCACCACGAGCCTGACCTGCTGCGGCCTGACCTGTTGACAAGTACAATCCTGTTTGACGTCCGACGATCCAAATCTGATCTTGCATGGTGCGAACGAATGCGATCACTTTAGCTTTTGAAAGATTCAGAATCTCATTGCGCTTGGCCATCGAAAGACCAGACAAGCGAAGTGTCACTGTCTGTGTGAAAAACAGTGTTCCATTTTCCTGTGATGGAACGGAAGCATCGGTAAATGATGCCGAGTTCTTGAGTGGAACGTAGCGGTACAATGTCGCTTCGGGAAGCGCATCAACTTCTCCGGTCGTTCCATCAAAGGTAATACCGGCAGAAAAATCTTCCCAATTTTGGAAGAACACTTCTTTCACACCGCCAGCACCTTCGAGGCAGTCAGATGTGAATCCTGATGTGAGTAAACAAGGCATTTTTTTATTGTATTAGGGCGGTTGTTAGCCGCCCGTTATGAATTCAGTTGATTACGACAATCCAGGTCCGTAGGCTGCGATTTCAGAAGTCAATCCGATCTGCGCACCTGCATAGAACGTCGCTCCGTAACGAACATTCTGCGAGCCATCATTCTCTTTCATGTCGAGGATGAAAATTTCATTCATCTGGTTGGTCAACCATGTGCCGAACCACAAGTTCGACTTACGAGCCATATACATTGTATTGTTTGCGATACCCGGACAAACCGCGATCTCATACAATCCCATGTACTTCAGACCTGCCATCGCTGGGCCGAGATTTGCATACCATCCGTTGCCGGCTGCGATTTGCGCACGCATGAACAATTCCCATGTGAGTTGGTTCATGTAGATGATCGGCTTTTCAGTTGCAGACTTAACCGCGATAGGCATTGCAGCGATCAAGGCATCAACCTTTGAGATGATGTTGTCCACTGTCAACGCAACAGGTGTAGCAACGAAGTTCACGTTACCGTTTGCATTGGCGTCGATGATCGTACCGAATCCATCGAACTGTCCTGTTGTGCCATTGGCACCTTTCCACAGTACATTCAATTCAAGATTCGCAGCGATACCACCTGTCAATCGCTCAAGGATTGCAGCCTGAATTTCGGCATTCACACGGCCAGACATCACGTCACGAGTTGACCAGTCTGTGAAGAAATCCTTCTTACAGATTTGACGCTGAACCTGAAACTCTTCGAGTGTCAAGATACGCTCGGCAAGTGTGATCGTGCCCGTTGGGGTGAAGTCACAAGTACCGGCCTCGAACGTCACGCTATCTGTGATGGTGCGAACTACGGTCTTGTAAGGAACGTTTTGTTTTACCGTTACGAAATCGAGTGATTTCAGTTCGGTCAGTGCGGGTGCAAGAATCTCACCGGCCAATTCTCCTGC